GCGTTCCCGAAGTTGTCGCCCGAACTCGTTGAGCCGGCGTTCGGCCGCAAGGCCACAGTTGAGCTGGAAGTCACCCGCGACCCCCAAGATTGGCAGGGGAAACCCCAATATCGATACAAATTCAACAAGATTACCCCGGCCGATCCCAAGGTTTACGGCAGCCCAGCAGCCCCGGCTGACGAATTCTCCTCTGAAGCGCCCCCGTTCTGATGGATAATCACGTTGTTTTCTTGATCACCGGCTACGCCAGGGCCGGGAAAGATACCCTCGCAGAAGGTATCAAGGCCGGCGCTCGTTACCGGGATGTCTTTCATCTCAATATGGCAGACTTCCTCAAGGAAGCCGGAAATGAGTACCTCCGCGCTGTGAATGAATTCGCCCCTGGGGTGGCTGATTTCAGAAAGGAAAGCTTCAAGGTAGCTCATCGATCCTTCCTCGTAGAAGCCGGCAGGATGGCCCGGTCGATCAATGTTGACGTTTTTGCAGACGCTTTTGTTGAGCGCTGCATCAAGATCGCATCAATAGACTACAGGTCCTACCGGAAACCATGCGCTTTCATCTGCTCAGATTGGCGCTACTTGAATGAAATGGCTGTGACTCAGTCTGTCCTGGGGCAAGCCGGCTGGAAGATATACAAGCTGCGGGTTGATACAGCCGGGTTAGGCCCGGCAAACGAGGAAGAAGGCCTATCTATCGGCCAGATCACCCGAGAAGTAGCGCTAGACTACCAATTCACCGCGGCGCCTAACAGCGCAGAGGCCATCCGGCGCCAGGGACAGTCCCTCGCTCTCCTTCTTGAAATCTGAAGCTGCCTATTTTGAGCGCCTTAAATCCCTCAATTTCGAGGCAAAGGCCGCGTTTTTCCGGATCAACATCGACCGGGCTAGGTTTCTGGCAGCTTGTCCTCATGGGGAATATGCCCGGACTGAGGAAAACCGGTCTCAAGTCATCCCCTACGACCCGGCAGTCCAGATCAAGGAGGCCTTTCGCCTGGGGATAGGCCTATCAGATACCGCGCAAATGATGGAAATGACTGAAACGGAGGTATTGAGCTACGGACTCTTATTCCGGACTAGATCCAAGATCCCCAAGCCCGGCAATTCGTCTCAATACAACCTTCTACCCATCGAAACCATCGATCCCAATGTCTGCCAAAGATAGAAAACCCATCAAATTCGTTGCTGCCGGGGATTCGCATGGGGACATGATAGATTGGGAGGCCGCAGATGCGCTCCGCGAATTTATTTCTGACTACCGGCCTGAAGTCAGGGTATGCTTAGGCGACGCTTTCGATCTCCGGGCCTTGCGCCGGGGGGTAGATGGCAAAGAGCGCCAGGAGAGCATCAGCGACGATCTAGACGCCGGTCTGCATTTCTTGACCAAGATTCTGCGCCCTACAGTCTACCTTTACGGAAACCATGAGGACCGGCTGGATGCCATCATCTCCTCTGAGCTGGACGCAACCCGGCGAGAAGCTGTCCAATCCATCAAAGATCGCATCAACCGGGAAGTCCGGAAGGCCGGCTGCAAGACAATCCTCCCATATCACGCGGAACAAGGGGTATGGAGGTTAGGCCCGGTGGCCTATATTCATGGCTATGCGCATTCTGAGCGAGCCACAGTTATTCAGGGGCAGCATTACTGTAGCCCTGGGGGCGCTCTAATTCATGGGCATACCCATAATCTGGCCTCGATCTCGCTGACTCAGCATGGCTCCGGCAACGCTTTCAGCGCCGGCTGCCTCTGCCGGAAGGCAGATATGACATATAGCAAGAACCGGCTGGCTACCAGCCGCTGGGGGTCCGGGTTCGTCGCCGGGTGGGTTGATGGCGATAATTATAAGGCCTTCCTAGTCCACAAGGTAGGCAAACGCTGGATTTGGAGCAGCGATCTCCGGATCTATACCCCAAAACAACACAAATGGGGGTAAGCCGCAACAAGATGATCCATGCTCGGCGCCGGCTAGACCCGGTCCTAGCAGAGATTCTGGCCTCGATCCAAAAGACCAAGGACGATGTCCCCCCTGGCTTTATGACTGTAGCTGAATGGGCAGCCCGGTGGAAGCTGGTGCATGGTCAAGCCCGGCTCTACATCATCCAAGCCATCAACGCCGGTATCATGGAGCGCAAACCCTTTCGCATCGTTACCAAAGGCCGGCTGACGACTGTAGATCATTACTGCCATACCAGACTTTACAAGAATATAAGACCCCTACGCTCTTGACCCCTAGACCCTAGCCAAGCATCTCGATAAATCCCATGCCCAACCTTTCACCCGCATCGCCTGACGCGGAGCGACATCTCATCGGCATCCTCGTAAGGGATGGCCTACCTTTCCCCAACGATCTCCTGCCATCAGACTTCATAGAGCCGCGGCTGCAGGATGTTGCCTATGCAATCAGAGCCATCCAAGAGAAAGGCGAGGTAGCTGACGAATTCACAGTCATCAGTTACCTCCGTCCTACAAAGTTTGACGGCCCGGACGCATTCATCTCGTCCCTTACGACAGACGTAGGATTCGCTCCCTACAACCCGGCTCACGCTGATCTCATTCGGCGACAGTCAGTCCTCCGTAAGATCAAGGATACCGCGACGAGAGCAGCCAACCTAGCCGACGACGCTGGGGCTGACCCAGAGGCCATCCTAGCATTCACAGCTGGCGAATTGAAGGCAGCCCAGGGGCGCAACCCAAAGAAGGAAGGGGCAGAGAAGATGGAGTTGGCCTCCCTCGACGCATTCGACCGAAAGGATGACCCTGACAACGTGATCGGCAACCGGTGGCTGACAAAGTCTGGCTCGTTGCTCCTCGTCTCTCAGTCCGGGGTAGGCAAGTCCTCCTGGGCGCTTCAACTTATCATCTCCCTATGCATTAAGAGGCCTTTCTTCGGCATCGAGGCCAAGAAGCCCCTACGCATAGTCATGCTTCAAGCAGAGAATTGCCTTGGGGATCTTGCCGAGCCATTCCAAGACATCTGCGCCGGCCTTAACCTCTATGAAGACGAGCGTCGGCTGCTTCAAGAAAACCTCCACATCTACCGCGATACCAATGTCGTAGGGGACGCATTTCTTGCCCGGATGCGAGAATTGACGATTAAACACGCGGCAGACTGTTTCCTTTGCGACCCCCTTCTCAGCTTTTGCGGGATAGAGGTAGCCGATCAGCAGCAGATGACCACCTTCCTACGTCATGGCATCAACCCCATCCTCTTTGAGACCGGGGTCATCGGCATCTTCATCCATCATACGACGAAACCCCGGTCAGCCAAGGACAAGGAAGGCCAGACTGCCGCGGATCTCGCCTATTCAGGGGCCGGGGCTAGTGAGTTAGTAAATTGGGTCAGGGAGGTTGGGGTACTCCAGCGTCAGACCGGGGATGACCCGATCTTCAAGTTTGCGCTGACCAAAAGACGCGGACGAGCCGGCATGAAGGACGAGAACGGGGACTTTAAGTCAGAAATCACGGTGCAGCATTCCCGTACCCCTGGGGTCATCAGGTGGGAGTATGCCCCCTCTGCTACCGGGGAGGAAGATCAGAAGGCCAATTCCAAGCCCGCTAAGGCCTCCCAGGGACGCTACGGCGCTCGATAGGCCTCCATCCCCTCATCCCCCCATCCTAGCCCCCTTCCGGATGCGTCGCCTAAAAGCGTTGTCAGATTGTAATCCCCTAAAGGGGATTAATAAGACTTCCCCTTCCCCTTACGGGGAGGGTCGTCTTATTTCTTCACGTCGTACCTACCCGGTTTATGCCCAAGAAGATTACCAGAGGACAGCGTAAGAGGTTCGCAGCTCTACGGCGCTGGAAAGATTGCTGGCTATCAGACCCAGCAAGGATGGAGAAAGCCCGGAGGAAGAACGTAGAGAAGGCGCATCAGTATTACCGCGATCTGGCTGAAAACCTACGATCTGCCATTTCCGGATGGCCTCAAGAGATGACATCCAAGGATCTAAAGGGGCTAATCATCAGTCTGCTGCCGGGTTTAGGCCCAGGGAGAACCCCAAAGGGGTACGATTGGCGCTCTTGCCGGCAAAGACTCAACCGGCTCAAACTGATCGAATTCAATCCGGTGACTAGATTGTGGGCTAACCGCGGCAGTCCAATGATTGCTAAACCGCAAGATAATGGCATCCATCAACCCGGTGACAGCCAACCGGAAACAGACATATTCAGCGAATTATGATCGCTGGTGGCGATCTCTGACAGCAGATGAGCGCAAGAAGCTGATTGCTTCCGGTGCTTTCCGCGCTGATGACCCAGCTGACGCTACCCCCCTGGACAGCCGGTCTCTGATGAATGGCAATCATTTCGACTTCCAGCGCAATGAGGAGGAGTCCTTCAACCG